ATGGTTGACTTGAAACTCCTCTTCCGTCTGGAAGGCGGCGCGAAAATTAAAATCGGCCATATCCACCGGCTTCAATCGTGTTCCATTCTTGGCATTGGCGTCCATTTTACGCGTAAACTTCAACTTATTAAATACAGTGGACGGCATGTCAATGATTTTCTGAATACTATTGGTCTTACAATATTGCTGGATCAAATCCGTTCCCACGATTTCCGCGCGAATGTTCGACATCATGCGTTCGCCGGTTTGAGCATTTAAATAATCGCTAGTGATGCGCAGAATTTGTGTTCCGTCCACATTCTTTGCTTTAAATCCGCATGCATACAACTGTTTTACAACATTATCATAGTTAATTTTCGAAATAGGCTTGGATAATTTTGGGTTCGAGCCAAAACGTATTTCAAACTCGTCCATTTTCTTATCTTTACGCAATATCGGATTGTTTTCTAAATAGTGACCCACCATTTTTTCGAAATCCTCCTTCAACTGCTGCGAGACGTATTTTTTATCCTCAGTCTTTTCTTCAGTGGACGAATCATTTTCCTTCGTATCATTCATTTCTAGTAATATATAGTAAATTCATATATTATTTTACTATAAATCAATTTTTCCAGTCATCAATTCCAAACGCATAATTTTGAAATCTCGTCATAGAGATCTTGTTTTTTATAGTGCTTGGTCTCATCGTAGATGGATAGTTGCCTAGCCAAATCAGCAAGGTCTTGCAGCTTATAACTGGCCATTTGCTTCAACGGTCGAGTGTAACTATCTAAAGTTACCATTTTGGTCTTTATCTCCAATATTTTGCTCGGCGATACGTACTCGGTTTGTAATTTGTATTTTCCATAGGCGTCTTTATGCAAAACATAGGTTTTTGCGTCGCCGTCATCCGACGCGACGTCTACGCCAGGCACTCTTTCCTTGTTCGACCAAAACTCCAGAATACATCGTTGATGAGGATCGACCATAATGATGTTTATGTTATAGTATACGATCATTGCCAACATCACATTTATGCTTGTATTACGCTGAACCGTAATCAATTCCGACATGATTTCTTGTACTGTCGCATTTGTAATTTTGTAGTTGGTATTCTTAATTTTAGAAACATTATTCTTCACATACGTGGAAATTTTGTGCTTCTCCTCCATTTCTTTCACCCCATAATTATGTCCTATTTCTTGATAATCATTCACGCCGTGATGGATCGAATATAAACACCAAAATAACGTATCGCTCTGTTTGGGCTCAAAAAATGGTTCCTGTTTTGGTTCAGGCGCAGCCACTTCTTCTTCAATTACTTCCGGGATTACTGGTAGTTCTTCTTTAATTTCCGGAGTAGGCTCTTGAACGGTTTCCGCCGAAGCTTCAATAATAGTGTTCTTAATCCTTTTTGTCAACATGAATTTTCTCATATTTTCCATATTGAACGAGTTATATAGTTTATTGGGGTAATAAGATAAATTCAGTCTTCCAAACATTTATGAATTAGTTATAATGTAATGGGATTTCCTCTTTATTATCTTTCTCAATAAAATAAGCGTTTTTGAACTCTTCTTTTTGGTATTCCATGGTGTTGATCGAGTTCTCTTGTTCCTTGGTATATTGAATATATTCCTTTAATTCATCCACAATTTCGGTGGATAGAAACGACAAATTAATATACACGCCACTTTTATTCTCATTAATCTTACATAAATTCTTGGATAGGATTTTCAGGATCTCGATTTGATGAAATTTATTCATCGCCTCGATCGTTTTCTTAATGTTTTCAAGGGTCTCCAAACTGTGCATTTGTAGTATAACGGTATTATATTTTATATCGTTTTTTATTTTCTCTTATTAAACTATAATTACATGAACATCATAGAACATCTATTCAAGAAATATTTATATGAGGAGAAAATGAACACGGCAATCGTGTTGTTCATGAGTTTTGTTATTAATATTTTGAAAACAAACGGTATTTCCTTTGTCACTGCGAAAATAATAGAAAGCTTGAATGGTAAGTCGGAAGGGAGCGCGAATAAATACTTGATGCAGTTTATAGGAATATCGATATTGTTTATTGTTATTTTCTATGTTTATAAATATTTTCAAAATCTATTGTTTACTAAGATGGCGCCTTGGTTAAGAAACGAACTCTTAAAATTTATTATGCGTTATAATAACGAGGATTTCAAGTCTATTAATTTCGTAAAAGTCAATCCGTCAGTGAACCGTATTACCACTTCGTTTTATATTATCTATTATGACATAATGACGAAACTTATGCCGAATGTCACGTTTTTGATCATCGTTTCTGCTTATTTCATGTATAAAAACCCTTTCTTTGGGACGTCCTTTTTAATCGCCAATATCATGATTATGTTATACTTCTTATTGAACTGGAAAAATATCGCCGACGAACGAATGAAATTTGAAGTAAGCGCAAACGAAAACGAAAAATACATGATTGACCTATTGAATAATATGGAAAAAATAGTATACCGCGGAAAAATAAACGACGAAATGAATATATATGATGAGAAAACAGAGAAATTGATCGATCAATCTGTAGGCTTCTATCATATTGTGGATAAGCATTTGTTCATTATGGAATGCGCGACATATGCTATTATTTTCGCATCTATCGGTTATTTGATCAAGATAACGTTCTCAAAAAAAATCGACACGGTTACGTGCGTGACGTTTATAACTATATTGTTGTTATACAGAGATAAGTTTGGGTCTTGCATAGAAAATATGGTCGATTATATTGAATTTATTGGACGCGCCAATTACGTGATCGACGAATTTACAGAACTCATTGGTGAATATAAAGACGTGGATGGAAAACAATACGAAAAACGAGACCTTCAGTTTAACCAGATTGAGTTCGAGAACGTAACCTTTAAATTTCCTATCAGCGACGAACACATATATAATAATTTCAATATTAAATTAGATACGAATGATAAGATTATTGGCATTACTGGATTATCGGGTAAAGGTAAGTCGACGTTTATGAAACTCATTATCAAGATGTATAAACCATCCAGCGGCGCAATAAAAATAGACGGTGTAGATATCCAAGATGTGGATACTACATATTTGCGTCAAAACATAACCTACGTCAACCAAAACTCGAAAATGTTTGATAAAAACATCTTGAATAATATCCTATACGGCTGCACCGACGAGGATGCATGCCATGGTCATTTGGAAGAAATATTGAAATATAAGAAGATAAAAGCGCTATATAAAAATATCGATATCTATGGGGATGAATATAAGAGCGCCAATGAACGATTGTCTGGCGGACAACGTCAAATCATTAATATTATTGGTGGATTGGTGAACCCTAGTAAGATATTGATATTGGATGAACCGACCAATGGTCTTGATCCCGAGTTGAAAGATGAGCTGTTATCAATGATCAAAGATTTCAAGAAGTACAAAAAATGCATATTGATTATAACGCATGATCGCGATGTGTATCCCCTTTTCACAGAAGAGATAAAGATCTAATGCAGGGAAGCAGGGAACCAAGGTTCGACATTTCGAGATTTAACACAGTTAAATCTCGAAAGTCCTTCTAGACGGCACTTGCGTGCCGTCTTTGAACCCCTGCGACCCCTCCTTATTTGTAATTACAAATTACTATTTGTGATTACAACCCAATACATATATGCTAACAAATATTTTAGCATCTAGATATATAAATGAACATCGTCTATTATTTATTAAACCAATTTGTCGGCGAAGAAACCATAAATATAATTTTCATGGTCGTGCTTAGTTTTATGATCAATATATTTCAAACCAATGTGATCTCATTTATAACTGCGAACATCATCGAAGAAATATACGGCGCAAACAAAAAAGGTTCGGTTCTCTATTTCAAGTATTTCGTGGGTATTTCGGTTCTCTACATTTTCCTACATCATCTATTCAAGCATTTCCAAAATAAAATCCTTACCAAACTACGTCAGTGGATCCGTCATAATATATTACGAATTATTTTATTGGTGAATAATGAGAAATTCAGTGAAATGAATTTTACCAAACTGAATTCGCCCATTAATCGCATATCTTCCGTGTGTTTTTTGGCTTTCAATGACGTAATCACCTATCTATTACCCAACCTATCGTTTTTGATTATCGTGTGTGGATATTTTGTTTATAAAGAAGTGTGGTTTGGTGCCGCATTTTTTATAGCTAACGCCGCAATTATACTGTATTTAATCATGAATTGGCCGGATATGATAAATAGCAACGAAGAATACGAAAAAAGCGTGGGCGAAACCGAAGCCTATATGGTGGAAATATTAAACAATATCGATAAAATCATTTACCGCGGTCAAACCGAAAAAGAGATCGGAGCGTTCTCGGAAAAAACAGAAAACAGCATAAACTCGGCAATGATGTTTTACTCCAATGTCAACAATCATGGACTTGTTATGATGGTGTTAGTGTTTATTATTTTATTTCTTTCGCTTTGGTATCTCATTCTTTTGTTTTTTAAACGAAGGCTCGATATCACCACGTTTATTACGTTTTTTACCATGCTTCTGCTATATCGAGATAAAATGCTTATTATCATTCAACAAGTTCCTGATTTCTTGGAGTTCTTAGGACGATCTGACGCAGTGTTAAAACATTTCAGGAACATGGAAAGTGAATATCAAACGGTTTTGGAGAACAAAGTATCGACAAGTCGAGACGTCGATTTTAATCAAATACGGTTCGATAATGTATCGTTCAAATATGAATCCAACGACAAGTATTTATTTCGAAACTTCAATATTGATCTGGAAACAAACGACAAGATTATTGGTATTACGGGATTATCCGGTAACGGGAAATCCACCTTCGCAAAATTGCTTCTTAAGATGTATAAACCCAGCGAAGGAACCATATATGTTGATGGCCAAAATGTAAAGGACCTGGATGCAAATTATATTCGTAAAAACATCACTTACGTAAATCAAAACTCGAAGCTCTTTGATAAAAAGATAATTGACAATATCTTATATGGTTGTTCGGACATTGACGCATGTAATGGTCATCTTAACGAAATCATGCAATACAAAAAGGTGAAAGAGCTGTATAAGAACATGGACATCTATAATAAACAATCGGGATCTCTAGGCGAGAACTTGTCCGGTGGTCAACGTCAAGTCATTAATATTATTGGTGGTTTAGTAAATCCTTCCAAAATAATTATATTGGATGAACCAACAAACGCGTTAGATATCGATTTAAAACGAGAAATATTGGAGCTTATAAAGACATTTAAAAAATATAAGAAGTCGATCATCATTATTACGCATGACAAAGATGTATATCCTCTCTTTGACGAAAAAATACAGATATAAAAATTATATGCGTCTATATTAAATGAAACTCAGACAAATATTTAGTCAAAAACGGGTAATTATTATTATTGGAATACTTTTAGTAACGAGCGTTTTGTTTTTATGCAATTTGCCTTATTACGTTACTGAAGGATTTGACAGCGACGTTGAAACAAGCACTGATGCACCAGACGTATCGTCTACTACGATATTTGACCCCGCAACAAATGAACCCGACATGCAAGACGCGATAACGAGTGTTCCTGATGCTATAATGAACATTCCTGATACAACACCAGATCACTCAACAATTCAGGCAACAATGGTTGCACCAAGCGAAACACAATATCCGACTTCATTAATTGCACCGGAAACCACTCACAGCAACAAAGGTGTATTTAAACAACTCTTAAAAAAATAAACGGTCTTGTAGACAAATACACATTTCTCTACAAATACTACAGTATATCTTAATCCTCCAATATACTAATCGGCGGCTTCATGGGTCTCTGGGGGTTTCCTTGTTCCTTGCGCTCGGTTTCAATGAGCCGACCAATGACACAAATATAAGGATCATCCAATTCGTAACGAATTCCAATGACGCGAATAGTAATTTTCATATTTTCCTTCACTGAATTAAATAGCTTGTCTTGAAATTGATGATCGCGCGCAACAAAGATCGTAAGAGGAACAATACCGTCATTGTCAATCACTTCCGCATGAATTCCTGCCTTGGTGAGAGTTTTCACTTCACACTCAATATTCATTCCCTCCACTGGATGACAAATCATGCACTCGAAAACGGTCTCGAACTCTACAATATCGCCATTGATATTACCGCTCGAATAACTGAGTACTTTCACGGAATTGGGTTTAATGAACCCCTCGGCTACGCATTTTCCCTCAGTGGACTTTGATATCACGTTTTCTAAATTTCTTTTTATGTTTTTACCCACCTGTGTTATCTTCAATGCGACCTTTTTCGTCAACATAGATTTCAAATAAACACCATAGATCGGCTTTTGCGCATTCTTAATCATTTCGGTATGGATTATAATGATATAAAATTATGTTTATATCATTTCGGTCAATTTTTTAAACTGGGGTAAAATGTACTTCGCGACCTCTTCTTTTTATGTAAACAATTAACTCGCAATTTTATTCATAATGGTCTTTTCTACATCAAAAAACCACACCTTACCATTTCTATCGGTGTCCGTGTAATGGCGAAGCAACATTTCCATAACAACACACAAACCGTTCTTGAATATTTTCTCTGTGTTCTTTGCTGTATAAACGCGCTCCCCGAGAACCTTATTCAGAACCTTTATAACATCTCCTTTTTTCTCGTTCTCAAAACGCGCGCCCGTGCTTCTCTCAACGTTCATGTCCTTCACTTTGAATACGATATCCAGGGTCTTAAACTTATGCATAAATCCAACATATATGCCGTCGTGCTTCGCTGCCGGTATCAAGTATTTGTCGATCACAAACTGGCTCAATTTTTGTTTATCCGTTTGTTTCGCCTCATCCCATCTTGCGTGATCTTCGCCTGATTGAACATAGATCTGACATTTGTTGTTATTTCCGAGAACAATACCGCGTAACGTTTTGTATTCCACCAATTTTTCATCGAAATATAGTTTTATTGTTTCTTCGATCTCGGCGTATTCTTCACTTTCCTCAAAAGCCTTCGAATATATATGTTTCACCAAAATCATCTTATTCGAGAACGTCAGCGTGTCCAAATAATGATACACCAAATATTTTGTGATAGATGTTAATGGAATACCATGAACCCGATTTAATTCCAATATCACTTTGCTAGCGTGTTTGTACCAATCGGTTTCACCCGTTTCGATAATCGGTTCGTTCACGAGCGCGTTTCCAATATTCAGCTCCATGTCCTTTAATATTTCTTCATATGTATTCATTTTCGCGACATCAACTTCTGCCTCGGCCTCTGCGGCCGGCGCGGTAACTCCTTTTTGCATAGAAAGTGTATTATCCGTCTGGTCTTTCTTGGGCAATTCCAAAAAGAAGGACTCGTGTTTATAATCCACAGGAACAGAGCGATCAAAAATAGACGCGTTCTCGTCGTTGACTTCAATGGGCTGAAATGCGTAATATTCGCCTTTATTGATTAAATATCCGCGTCTTCCGTAGCGATCGATCAAATATTCGTTTTTGTTCTCAATAAACTGGGATAATGTATAATAAATTTGTTCGACCGGATATTCTTTGACGCGATTGATATGTTGACGCAATTGATCCCATTTATAAAACGACTGTTCCTTAAATAATTCGCGAATTCGTTTCAAAATCATAGAATAATTCATCTTTACAAAGTCTTCGTTATATGTGTCCTTGACCACATCTTCCTCTTTTATTTCCTCGAAAGGAGAACATTTCATGTCACATTCTTTATAATCACAAATATCAGTGTAAGGGCGATCTCCCACTTGGAAATCAACCGGTTCGGGGTTACTCGAAAGATTAATTTTGATATTTTTGTTCTCTGCAATCGCCAAGAGCTTATCCACCGTAAAATTGGTTTGACCAATATTTAAAATACAATCTACTGCGGTTTCCTTCAATAAGCGCGTTACCTCACCGATCTGCTTCGCTTTCTTCTCTGCCAGCCGATATACGTATAAATCGGCTGGTTCTTCGTTGTTTCTCGGGGTGGTTCCGTGTAAGTAAATCTCGACGTTTCTATCCTCAAATGGTAACGCACAGTGGCTCAAATTGCGAACACCGCGACCGATAATTTGTTCCACGCGGTTCATGTTATACCAAGGCTCAAGAATATGGATCTGGCGAATGTTTTTGAAATCCAGGCCTTCGGACGCGGCCATAGAAATAATCACGACCTTGACGAGTTCTCCGTTTTTGTTATCTTTGCTGACCACCTGTTTAATATCCTCGGAATTATCGGGCGAGAAATACTTATCGCCAGTGAGCATCACGTATTTGGCTTGGCGGAAATTCTCCGGAACCTGGCTCTTCGGTTTCATAGTAATGGCGTCTATCGGTTCCGTGGGAGGGGTCTTAAACAAGGATTTGGTATAAGGCGCAGCACCCCATCTAGCAAAACCCATTTCTTCTAATGCTAGTGCGATGGGTACTCCACCACCATCGATATACTGAGAATATACGATGATAATTCCTTTTGAATTCATTACACTATTGCAAATCGACGATATTTTATTACTGTATTTTCCAATGTTCTCGCGAGCGAAAATGCGACCATAATTTTGTGCGATCTCGGGTTTATAATCGAATTCGTGTCGGATAGGATGAGGAGATTCTACCGTCTTATAGGACATAATATTCGCCAACCCGCGTTTACCAATCATATTATCTATGATATCTTTACTTTGTTCGGTGGAATAATCGGCAACCGCTTCTGCGATAGGTATCGTTTTGGGCTGCTGTTCCTCGGTAAAAACCGTTAGTTTTGAAATGATTTTATCCATCTCGACATTCGGGTAAACAATATCCAAAGATTCCAGGGGGATCAATAACAAGGTATATCCAAGGCCGTCCATGTTCTCGAAAGTGGGCATATTAATTTCAACACCATAGGCATTCGTGCGATTAAATGTTCTCGTTTTCATATAATTCATGATAAAATCATAGCCATGTTGTTGATATTCACCGATCGGACTGACATACACAGGAATGTTTTGTATGGGATCTTCGATTTGTTTTCCGTTCATTTGAACCGTTGGGTAGGTGATCGTTTTAATCGAATGCTCCTTTGAAAATGTTTCGGGGTAAATGCGATAAGGAAACGTGTATGGATTTTCACCACGCACATACGACACATATCCGGTTAATTTGCGCATCAATATTTCTTTACCACCCTCGATCACGCGCCCGTCGGGAAGGGTTTTTTCAGGTTTAAAGTTGCCCTCTTTATCAAAAATATCATGAATGGCAATGGTGGCGCGTTTGTCGTTTGCATTGATCAAGTTCAATAACCAAATGATCTCCTTGTAGTTGTTATACATCGGTGTGGCTGACAATAACAAAAGGCGTAAATTATCAGAATGTTTTGCCACGGTCATCAGGAGTTCCGCGGTTCTCTTTTCTTTATTATCATCCGTGATGCGGATATTATGGACCTCATCGATGATAATCAGGCGGTTATTAAAATTCTTCTTTATTTTCTTGATCTGAAGCGACTTCTTGTCCTGAGCGTTAAATCCGGTTTCGTCGGATATGTTCGTGACCTTTCCGATATAATTCGCCAATTCGCGGTAACCCATAAACACGTAATTCGTATTAATAATTGCGTTAATTTGGCTAATCACACGCTCACGTGGGATATCTTTCATACTGGTGGGATTGATCTCGCTCAATAATTCGCGGCCGATACAAGTGTTCAAGTTCCAAAGACCATTTTCTAAACGCAATTTGGTTTCATCAAATAACTGCATACGGAAATTGGCCTTTACGTTCGGAGAAGCGACAACTATAATACGTTGTGTAATGCCTACCTGTTTCATATAAGCGCGCATTTCTTCTGCAACACCAATTGCACTGCATGTTTTACCTGTACCCAGGGAATGGTATAACAGCAGGCTATTATATGGCGTCTGAAAGGATAAAAAATTTTTCACGAATAACTGGTGGGGCATTAACTCGAAATCGGCATTACATAGAATTTCAGCCTGTTTCTTAATATCATAGATGGTTCCGTTATAGCTAGTGTCGTAGAACTCCTTTCGTTTCGCGATCTTAATATTGAAATTGGGGTCGTTTAAGCTAGGATATAAAAAATCATAGTCTTTGTTCTCTTTATTGGCTTCGAATTCGGCTCTTTCCTTTTCTAATAAAATGTTGCGTGTTTCAGTTTGGGGGGCGATTTTACTTGAGACGGTCTCGGAAAATCCCATTTCAACAGCTGCTTCTTCGTCCGTTTGTAATATTTCATCATCCGGCAATTCGTCTTCGTTTTTAGTGGTCGTTAATGGTTCGGTTTCTATGTTGACAACTTGTTCTGGAACAATATCTTGTCTAGGTTCCATTGTTCTATCCATTATGGGCTTTTCGACAACAACTTCAACTTCCTTTTCATTCTCTGGTTCTGTTTGTGGTTCTTCCATTTCGTCTTTAACAGCGGGTTTTTGTAACAAGATCTTTGTTTTTATTTTTTTATGTTTCGGCGCTTCTTCTTGTTCTGTTTCTAAGAAAGGTTCCCGTAGTTGCGTTTCATGTTCTTCGTTTACACGGAAGAATGGATCCAATAAGGTGTGCGAGTTTTTGTCAACGTCCAATGGTGCGCTTTCCAACACTCCAGTGGGAATATTTTCGTGTGTTTTTTTAATGTGAACTGGGCTAATATCAAGAAGGTCCTTGGTAATACTTCGTTGTTCTCGCGCTTTTAAATATTTTGCGGTATATTCCGACAAATACTCTCGCAAAAAATCTCGTATACCCAATAAACGTATTGTGTTCTTGCCTTGTACATATTCCACGCCATTCATCATATCAGCGACATTGCGCATTTTATTTCCCAAAATTCGATGTGATTTATACTCACCGGAAGTAGTGGTGTGATTTATTCTAAATTTATCTATACCTGTTATTTCTGCAAACATGTAAGATAATGCTCTACGATCAGCATTCTTTCCATTGATATATACCTTACGAATTTCTGAGTTCACTCCAGTGGTTTTTTTACGTTCAGTCACCTTTGGTTCAGAGATTTCAATGATGTCTTGATCATTGTTCATGGCAGTCAGTATTTCTTTGATGAATTCGATAGCGCGCTGACGTTCAGCCTGTTCTTTTTCTTCGGTAAGCGGAGGCAATGGACCTATTCCGCCCTTATTTATCTTTTGTGTAACATTATTCTTATTGGACTTATATTTTTTCGTAATATGTTTCATTCTATATCAATTATGTCTATACAAACTATAGATATAATTATCCAAGCCGTTCTACGACAGGAGATAGTCAGGGAAAGGATGGGCGAGCAGGATAAACCTTGGTTCCCCGCTACGATAACAACTTGTATTTCGTTAAACAGTTATTAATGTTCGTCAAAAGCTTCTTTTTTTCTAAATTATAAGGACGCATGCATTGAACACACTCGTCGTAAGATTTCCATTCCATTTTGCTTACCTCGGAAGGTTCAAAATTTTCCATACTTAATGTGTCACTGAATTGCATGAAAGATACAAAGTACTTATGTTTATAAGATTTATAATTGGATCCTGTGAATAATTCTTCATATGGCATGAGGTTTTCCACAATTCGCAATTTACGCGTGTCTAACCCAGTTTCTTCTTGAAATTCGCGCATTGCACATTCATAGTCTTTTTCTTGAAAGTTACGTCTCCCTTTCGGAAACCCCCATTCCGGTTCTTCCCAAGTACCGTATCGGTTACTTTCTTCCACAATTGTATTTAAATCGTATAATTCATTCTTATTCATAATACCACTCTTCAGCGAATTGAATTTCTCTTTCGAAATAATCTCCTCCACTTTATACTGGTTCGAAATATCTTCGCTTCCCCAGATATCCTTCCATAACTCGGCAAACGTATAGGTGATTACCTTTTGTTTTTCCGCCATAGTCATCTGTTTCATCATATTGATAATATAGTCCTTGTTATAAATCGAATATTTTCCTCGCATAAAATCGATAAACCCCAAGGTGTCTTTCCTACGGATCATCAGATATTCCAGATCGTTTTGCGGAAGCGTTTCATTTCTACGGAACACAATTATTCCTATGCTGGTGATAGGCATTTTACATTGATGGAATAAATGGCCAATTTTCCCACAGTTATTGCAATAGTTATCATTCATATATAATTCGATTAAGTTATATCATTATAATCCAATGTCTTTATATATTTATAAACGAATGCAATTAGATCCGTCCGTGTGGGGCCCACACTATTGGTTTTTTCTTCATACGATTTCTCATTCTTATCCATTAACACCAAATGAGGTTACAAAACGTAAATATTACGATCTCATACAGAATTTACCTCTCTTTATTCCGAACGAAGAAATGGGAAACAAATTTAGTCAATTATTAGACAGATATCCGGTCTCGCCTTATCTTGGTAATCGCGAATCGTTTATTCGATGGGTGTGTTTCATACATAATAAAGTAAATGTTATGCTCGGAAAAGAAGAGATCTCATTGGCAAAGGGTTTAGATTTATATGCGTCAGAATATAAGCATAAAACCATACGTATTGCCGAAAAATTCAAGATTAAAAAACACTATATCTACATCGCGTTGATTTTAATTTGCCTATTCTTGATATACGTTTATTATTAACGCGGCGGGCAATTGAATAAATATCTCATTTTAATGTAATATAGATAGACAAATGAGATTTGAAATACTATTATTTTGTATCACCGCATTCATTATAGCCAATATTTACACGGAAGGTAAGTACTTCAAATTATTATTATCCTGGAAAAAATACTACCAGATGGCCGGTGTTGCTTTTGGCGCGTTAATGATCTATTGGCTTATCAAAAAAAATCCGATGAAAGCTGGCCAAATCCTATCCGCGTCAAACGATTATGTGAAATATTTACCAATCGATAAAAGCACCAGTAGTATGATATCGCCTATTTTGGATTTTACGAGCAAACAAAATTATGCAGGTAATTACGCATCTAACACGGGAGGCGGAGATGGGTACTACAACAATCCGATCATTTCCGCTAACCAACAAAACGCCGAGAACCGCATCATGGGATCTGGTAAAAAGGCAACAAAACGCAGTGTTAGTGAAACCAAAAAGAAATTCGTGGCGTCCAGCCAAAATTGGCGATGCGGAGATTGCGGAGAGCAACTAACTGCTTGGTTTGAAGTAGATCATAAAATACGTCTAGAATATGGAGGCAGTAATCACATCGACAATTTAGTAGCATTATGTCGCGAATGTCATGGTAAAAAAACGACCATAGAGAATTTGTAATTTCTAGCATTATTATTATATCGTCAAATATATATACGATATAATGAATAATATACAATCAAAAAGAAACACTCTTCGAGATGCAATAACAAGTACGTCGAAACCAGATAATTTTATAAGATATGCTCTTATGTTTATTGTTCTTATCGCATCGACGCTATTTTTTTATAACTTTGCGAAGATTGAAGAGAACTTTTCAATGGACATGTTTGTGTATATTGGGCTTATTATTTTTCTGTTTTTGATAGTTCTATTTGTTGTCTATCCTTCCATTCAAAAGGGAGGCAGTTCAGCTATGGTCATTTTTAGCTTAATTGTAATGGCAATAGCATTTACTATTTCTTATTTGTCGACCATATTAACAGGAAGTCAAGGTAAGGCCATGTCTTATATATTATTTGTTATCGCTATGGTTATTATTTCGGTTGGTCTTGCTATCTTTTTTTATTTATACAGTAGTTATTTGAAAAACCGCCCAGGTATTCTTGGTTTTATAATCAACTTCGTATTTTATATCCCATGTTTGTTCATTGACTTTTGTGAATGGGCACAAAAAGAAATGAATATGACCTCAAAAACCGTATACATTTTGTTCTTTGTTGAATGTTTTCTTATAACCGCGTTTTTTACATATCCTCTTCTTTATCAAAAATACTTGAAACCGGGGGTGGATGTATTACCCGGAAGTCTGTTTTTGAATAAAAAACAGACAATAGCTCTAGACACTGAGGCGTTTATTCTTCCCGATACTAAATTGGCGACCAGAAATCTATTGTATGAACTGCTTTTTCCAACCATAGATGATCCTGGCATGGAGAGACCGGATGCTGCGTATCAATTTAGTCCAAATTTTTCGATTTCCATGTGGGTTTATTTAAATGTTCAGACAAATTCATTCGCTTCAGCAAACGACATGACTATATTCAGCTATGGCGCGGGAAAACCAAAAATAGCATACAACAATAGTACAACTGATAAAACAATGAGAGACGTTTATAGGATTAGCTTTACGGAAGATACTGATCCATCCAATCCAGATCAGGTATTCGAGATTTCATTACCTGGACAAAAATGGAATAACTTCGTGTTCAACTATACGACAAATCACGTGGATTTGTTTATAAACGGCGTTTTAGAGAAACATATAAATTTATCAGCAAATGGGTTGTCTCTACCGAAGTATTTAGTAACAGATAGCGTAACGGTCGGATCAGACGGGTTAAATGGTGCTATATGTAATATTTCATACATGCAAGTAAATATGACAAAAAACCAAATCATAACGGATTATAACATACTGGTAAAGAAAAACCCGCCCGTTAGTATTGAATAAGAATTATTCAAAATAATTTGTGATCCTAATTTATACAATGAATATTACGGTTATAATTTTAGGAATAACGCTAATCGTGTTAGTCTATGTTTTGTACTTATACCTTGCCCCGGGAAACAATATGTTATCGAAAACCGCGGCGTTCAATGTGGCGGTTCCCCCCATCACCAATATTCAGGTTCCTACCTCTTCACGATATGCATACGGAATTTGGATATACGTAAATACTTGGGATTCTTCTCAACAGAAAATTATTTTTAGCAGAAACAAAAATTTGACTTTATATTTGGATAAGAGTTCCCCTACTCTCTACCTTGATGTTGCTATGAACGACGGAACTACGCAAACGGTAATGATTACGGACAATTTCTTCATTCAGAAATGGGTTCATATTTTGATCAGCGTTGATAATAGCTTCTTCGATTTCTATTTGGATGGTAAATTAGTAAAGTCACAGAAATTATTCACTGCATCGAACGGATCTACCGCCGCGGTTATTCCCGCCACCCCCGGAGACGCCAGCGTTCCCATTATTTTAGGCGGAACTGGAACAAAGAGTACACTTTACGATGCGTATGCTGCGCGCTTTATTCGCTGGACGGAACCTCTCAATCCCCAAACCGTGTGGGATACCTACATGAAAGGAAACGGAAACTCTTGGGGAATATTCCCCAATTTGTCGGCATACAACGCCGACGTTTCGATATTGAAGAACAATATCGAGTTTTCTAAGTTCCAAATATTTTAGTCAAATAGTTTAATTTCGAATTTTTTGAATAGTTATATGTGTGTGTAATATATAACTATAGATTAGATCATGAACCAACAACCATTAAATAACCCTCCTTTACAAAACCCTTCATCTATTGATAAGGGCGCATCTGGCATTTCTGGAGCTATGTCTAGCATAAAAGATAGCGTGAAAAACGCATTTAGTGGATTTTCTAATCAACCCAACGCAACGGAGACTTTTCGTTTTTCAAACACAATTATCGCCAAATTTGCTTTTTTAATACTTGTTATCATTGTGTTCATGTTTTTGATAAATTTAGGAATAAATTTGATCACCTACTTTTCAGCGCCCGAGACAAATCCTTACATTGTAAACGGATTATTACAAGGTAATTACCCAGTTACCATTCCTCAAGATCCCAGAAAGGACGGTTCTATTTCACTATTGAGATCCAATAACGAATCGTTTGGCGCTGAATACACTTGGTCAGTTTGGATTTACGTAAACGATTTGCCTCAAGATAAAACGAAATACCAGCACATCTTTAATAAAGGCAATAACGTGTATAATTCAATGAATGTGGCAACTGTGAATAATGCCCCTGGATTATATTTTGGCAATCCTTCCGATGCGTCCAAATTGAATAATTTGTATTTGATCATGGACACGGTGGATCCAAGTGATAAAAATACGTCCGTTAATATTACTGACATTCCTCTTCAAAAATGGGTACATGTTGCTATTCGTATGGAAAATAACGTAGTCGACGTCTACGTAAACGGAACAGTTTCAGCACGATTGAATTTAAGCAACGTTCCAAAGCAAAACTACGCTGATATTTTCTTATTCCAAAACGGTGGTTTTAGCGGAAATATTTCCAATTTACGTTATTTTGATTCGGCATTAAACGTTTTTGAAATCAATTCCATTATCAAGAAGGGTCCTAACATGAACGCTAGCTCACAGCAAAAGGGTATTAGCTTAATGAGCAGTTACGACTATTTATCGAGCATTTGGTATGGAACTAAATTATAATATTAATATTTTAGTGCAATAATTTGATCTCGTTAGATCATATTATTTTGTTACTTATTATACTGCATAATATATATACTAATGGCAACTATAGATCTATGTTTCAATACTATATGCTCTCAAAGAAAAGAACGTTTAAATTTTACTACTCCTCCTGTTCGATTTGAACTCACCTCTCCTTATTTAAGGTATCCGCAATATAAACAGAATGATTTTGACATGAGACGAAAAGCCGAAATATTGAAATATAACAAAAGTAGTAGTCAAACAAACAAACCCACGAAAAAGCAATTATGGTCGAAATTAAACACTACTACCGCTCCGCAACTAAAATCATTCGCCGACACTATTCTCTATAGTCACGACGGATCAGGAAACTATTCGCAGGTTGTTGTAAAATATCCAGACACGTATACAGAAACAAAAACTCAGATTGACAAAACCAGCGAGGGCGAACCAGTTTATTCAGTACAATATACAATTGTTCCCGGAACATTACCCGCGGCATGTAACCCGAATTTCCTAACTCCATCTAGTTCTTCTGGTGTTCCTGGTCCTATTGTCAACCTCTATTTGGATGAAAATGTTCCGCTCTATAATTACGCATCGAATACTAGAAACTACGCGATTATTAATACACAAACCACCGATCAATGGAATACATTTACTACCACAGACATATCATTTAACGATAATATTGTAACGACGTTGTTTAAATTGGTCATCAATAATCCTATTGCAAAAACTTCTTATGTATATAACATACAAACACCAATAAGTTTATACTTTCGCGGAAATCTTCTTCCTACTGCATACTCAAGTTCGGTAAATCTTAGAAATAATACAGTAAAAATACAAAACATTTCCATTACCGTTTTATATAACGACCAACAGATCGTTTTTGATGCAAGTAAAAATCAAGTACCGATTTTTTCGCCGGTAACGAATTATGAGACAATCGGGTTTGACGTCTCGATGTCGCCCTATAATTCATATCGAGGAATTAAAGGACAAATATATTTGGGTATGTTAAATGTCTCCAATATTAACTTACAAACCCAGCCCGGTTATATTTATGATGTCAAATTAACATTTACTATGGCGAGCACATTAAACGCGTTTTATCTCAGTTATTTCAGTGATTTTACATCGGGCATCTTATGTAATTCAAGCAACACACAAACCAGTAATACGAATTGTACGATCAAAAATAATTTTTTTAGCCAACGTTCTAACTTTTTATTAAGCGGTTCTTGATCGACTTTTCTCATGAATTAATTTATTCAATAGTTCCAGTTTGGAGAGAAGACGGCGATCGTAATTTTTGGGATACGAATTGAAATCGAATTCCGCTTCCTCTAGGAAATTAATGATCTTATACGCCATTCCTTCGAAGGTATAAAGTAATTGATTAGCAAGACGTTTTGTTTCATAAAGTATTTGCTGTTCCACTTTCGTATTTGATTGAAACATTAATACATCGAAGATAAACTCGGGGTTTTTTAACATGAACATCGGCTTATGTTCTTGCTCTGTCAATTCAAAATAATTCTTTGTTATTGTTCTCATCATGTGCATAATTTGAGTATACACCGAAAGAACTTCACTAGACTTCTCAATATCATTATAGTTTATCATGTCCGACATTAGCCGCAACACGAAAATGACATTACGGTCGAATTTTTGTTCTCCGTTTTCTGTTTGGAAACACACAAAACGTTTATAATCTTGCTTTGTTTTAATGAATGCTTGGGTTTCGTTTATTGTTCTCCTGACGTTTTCATTAAGATCATACATACTGGTATCCTTTGTAAATTTGGTAGCAATTTCTGTTGCGTATTGCGAATAACTTAGAATATCTTCCTCTGTCGAGTTCACAACATGGCCCAATAATTGGAAATTGTCAGGCAATACAGAATATTCATAAGTTCCGCCGCGCACATTATCTATGCCATAAACTAACATATATCGTTTTACCATATAATCGACATCTTTCGCGTCGTCCAATGGCTGAACATCGATGATGCCCAATGGATCATTCATTTTTACATACTGAAACGAAAGAATACATTCTTGTATGATCTGTTTATCAGTCTTATCTTCAGACGCGTAAACGAAATATTTATCATTCAGTAGCTTCAATAAATATATAAACAGCTCCGGCTTCGACATTATAACAAATATAAATCATATTATTTATATTTATTTCATAGTAAGTTATTTGGAGATCTGATACTTTACAAAGGATTGACAATTACGGCTCGATTGTATGGAATCTTTCACATCCACGGAACACCATTCATCATTTGGAAAACTAGTTTCAGAATTAGGAGATGACGTGGTTACTGGATTAGGGGGGATAGTAATTTTCTGCGAAGACGAATTTATCATATTGTCAAATGATTGTGAATATAACGAGAACTTTTCGCACTTTTTCTCGCGACGTTCTTTTTCTTCTAAACGGCGCTTCAAAACGGTTTCGTCGCTGTCTTTATCGGTTGCTTTCATAATAAGTCCAGTAGCGTCATGAATAGTTCCGTCTGCAATTTCTATTCCTGTTTTGGCGCCATCGGATACCGCGTCTGCTACATTATTTATTGCGCCGCCTACACTAAATCCAAAGGTATATAATACGCCTCTTCCAAGTTGATAGATTGGTTCAAAGCAAAAGCTCAAAACGTCTGCTATAAATCCGCATATATTTATTCCTAAAAATCCTAAAATTAAAAGCGTTAGCAGTATAATGATTATAAAATTTTTATATTCTGTGATGTACGCATCTTCGCAAGTAGAAAAGATTTTTTTAGAGGGAGACGTCTGTAAATCCATGCTGTTATCCTAATATATAATAGATTATATATTTATAAAACAGAGTTTCCTTTTTCGTTTGAAAAAGCATTATAATTTATATAACCATTCTAATGGGAATATTCAATTACATCGACACGTTTTTTTTCATTAGTTTAGGAATAACATTTATCCTTATTTTACTTCTGGTTTTTCATTTTAAACAGCGTATGACAGCGTCTGAACAAAAAAATGATACAATGTTTGAAATAATAAATAATATAGTACAAGAAATAACGACGATCAAGAACTCTGTAATCGAACAAACAGCATGTGTATTTAAGAACCCAATGAATATGATGAATGGTTCAAACGCATGTTGTGTTCGACCGAATGATTTTGTTAAACAAGAAGAGAAAATTCCGATAGACATTACGTTAACGAATAAAAACAAGATTGTTGTTTCGGAAAGCGAGGATGAAGATAGTGAGGAGGAGGACAACGAAGATAGCGAGGAAGAAGATGAAGATAGCGAGGAAGAAGATGAAGATAGCGAGGAGGATGACGAAGAAGATAGTGACGAAGAGGAAGAAGAACAAACACAAGGAGCGGTTAAGATTATTAACGTAGACATGGGCGAGACCATTGAAGTAAACGAAATTTTATCCGATCTCGATCAAGAACAAGAACAGGAGAATAATGAAGAACCCGAAACTAATATGGATAATATTGATGTTACTGCCGAAAATGGAATACAAGTCGAAAAACTAGATAACATGGAACCAGTTATTGAAGAAACGAGTTTAGAAACAAACGAAACAAAGACAGAAACGGCGAGGGATATATATGGAAAAATGAGCTTGCCTCAATTAAGAGCTGCCGTTATAACCAAGGGGTTATCTTCGGATCCGAGTAAGATGAAAAAAATGGCGCTGATAAAACTATTAGAGACAAATACCGAAGAATAAATTTTATTTTTATCATGTACTAATATATAATAAAAATAATGTCATACAATTTATACGAATCTGCATATTTGACATCTGCTTTCCCTGTTATTAAAGAAACCGTACCCAAATCCTCTTTAGGATATAATACCAATAATAAATACCCCGAGTTTCCTCCGCTCATGAGCGACGGTAGATCCATTGTTGCTTCGTATCAGCCCGAATCTACAGTGAACAACCAAATTCTCCAGGATAACGGAATTAAATCGAACTGGGAATACCGTAATTATTTAGTTGCAAATGCCACTCAGATTATGGAGAAAAATTTTAGGGAATCGTCGAATGATACTGGTTATTTCGCAAAACAATACGAGGCTCCAAATTCAAATGAGGTTCTGAAAGACGTTAATAATCCTCCTTTCCATTACAACAAAGATAACCTCGATGAAAAACCTTTTGGATACGCATCCAGTGATTTGAAGCATCTCTATTTGACCCGCGAGGAATTAAATGATAAAAAGTTTTCTACTCCGATTACACAACACGAATTATTAACACGTCGCACATAAATATAAAAAGCTTATATTCTTATATTTATTCATTCGCAATGAAACTCATTAGTTTTGATGTGGGTATCAAAAACATGGCCTATTGCATTTTCGACGTCAGTGGAACTGACCGCGCAATACTAGATTGGAATGTTCTCAATTTGATGGAAGAAGAGCCCATAAATCGGGTCTGTAGTTGTCTTATTCCCGGGAAAACCAAAAAGATTGAACCTAAACCATGCGGTAAGATCGCAAAATATTGTAAAGGCGACACAACATATTGTGATAAGCATGCAAAAAAGAACGAAGAATGGCTGTTACCCAAAAAAGAATTCTCACAAACCTCACTGAAAAAACTGAAAAACGCGGAATTATTGACGATATGTAAAACGCATTCCATCTTGACGTCAGAGGAAGAAGGACAATTCAAAAAGACGGAAATACTGGAGAAAATGAGAACATTTTTTGACGCAAAATGTTTTGAGCCGGTTGGCGCCGTTAAAAAGACCAGCGCCGGTGAAGTGGATCTGATTATCATTGGAAAAAACATGAAGAAGTTACTGAATGAAATCGAGCATATAAATGGGATAACACACGTCGTTATTGAGAACCAGATTTCACCCATAGCCAATCGTATGAAAACGATACAAGGCATGTTGGCGCAGTATTTTATAATGAATAATTCCGATATACATATTGAATTTGTATCATCGAGTAATAAATTGAAAGGCCTAGTAAATACATTGACGCCAGCAGTGGGACCGATCGATGGTGTGGATCCGAAAAAAACTAAGTATAAGGAGAACAAACAAAACGGCGTGATCTATTGTTCTCAAATCTTGGAACAAACCCCACAATTTTTGACATGGAGGCATGTTCTGGAGACAAAAAAGAAGGATGATTTAGCCGATTGTTTTTTACAGGGAATGTGGTATTTGCGACGAAGCGAGAAATAATAAATGTTATGCGGAGAACTTAAAAATAAATAGTGTAGTTTTAACATAAATGGAAGTGATTGATATCGGATTGAACGATTTAGAACCGGTTTCTTTGAGTTTCAATGATGGACCTCCTTCAAAAGCTGTAAATTTTGGGCCAGGAATTGAATTATTAATGAACGATAAAAAGTTGCCATCGAAGAGCGCGAGCGTGGATTTAGGAGATCTTGATAATTTGGAGAACGAATTGAATGAGCTTTCTGGCGCAAAACCACCAGCTTCGAGTGGAGATACCAAGACTTTCACTGGCTTTGCATCGAATTTGTTCGGGTTCGGGGGTGGTGATAGCAAGTCTTCTGGCAGCAACGAACATAACGATTCCAATTTGGGCCATGCTACCTCCGAAAGTATCGGAAACACGAAAACCTGGGATGGGTACTCAAAGTTAAACGAGATCCCGTTGAATGAGGATCGTTCTTCTTCAAAGCTCAATGAGCGCGAGAAGCGTCGCAAGAAGCGCGCCATGATCAAGAAGTTGGAGGAGTGGTATGATAAGAAGTTGATCAAGCATAATTCGCATTTCACGATGGATTCCAATTATGAGGAGGTAGAGGATGAGTATGAGACTGCACTTGAGGATAAGCGCAAGAAGGATAGTATTAAGTTACAGGGCTGGTGGTTTATGACATTCGTGAATTCCGTGGAGTATGCCAATGCGGCGTTCAATCCGTTTGATATTAATTTGGACGGTTGGGGAGAACAAGTGAGCGAGGATATCGATAGTTATGAGGAGATCTTTTCGGAGCTTCATGAGAAATATAAGGGTGGTAAGTTGGCGCCCGAGTTGTCGCTTTTGTTACGTTTGGGGTTTAGTGCCGCTGTTGTAAACTTCACCAATAAGGCGCTTTCCACCAGCGTCCCTGGGTTCAATGATGTTATTCGCCAGAGCCCCGAGTTGATGAAGGCGTTCACAAACGCTACTGTAAACTCCATGAGCCAGCAGTCGCCTGGTTTCGCATTTGCGAACAACTTGATGCAAGAGCAGCAAAATCGTCCTCGCGGCCCTCCTCCTCCCGCTCCCGTGGAGACGAAGACACAACAGCCCCCTCCTCGCCCAGGCAGCATGGTCTTTACTGAGAACCCGGGCAATCGTCAGGACATTAACGCGGCCCGTGGCGCAATGTTCCGCGAACAGGGACTTGATACCAATACGTTTCGTAATGTGAATGAACCCGATATGAAGACCGCTAGATCGGTTCCTCTTCCTGAGCCCCCTCAACCTCCCCAACAGACGTCTCAGCGCCCCGAAATGAAGGGCCCCCAGAATTTGGATGTACAGAATATTTTGTCTGGATTGAAGACGCGCACGGTGGATATTCAACAAACCAACGACGAAGATTCCATGATCTCGATTTCTTCATTGAAGGAGATGCAAAACGAGAACGCACCTAAGCGCTCGCGTAGAAAGCAGAAGTCGGATAGAAACACGATCTCATTGGACATATAAGCAGGGAACCTACGGTTCCCCTGCGACCCCTCCCTTAAATAAATAACTTCTGTAAATATTTCAGAAGTTATTAATAGTATTTTTTTCGGCCTCTATAATTTAAGGAGGGGGCGTCCGGGGGAACCTTGGTTCCCCGGAATATTGAATATAGAAATAATATAAAAATAATTTTTTATTACTATCTATGTTTGAGATGTTTACGATGTTGGAAGAGCTATCCACCACTTTACGACAGCTCATTGATATCGGAATTATTTACATTACAGAACAAATAAAACCCATTACTGAGCGGGCAAAAAAACTGGACTGGGAGCAAACCCAAATTATGGCACTCATGTATTACAGCCGTGGCGTGGAGTATTCAAAGAAAAAGTTCAATCAATTTTACGATAATAATAAACAGTTCAGGTATCTCGTGGATCGCAGTCAATATGCCTTTTCCGTTACAAAGGCAGTGTTCCAAATGAGAAAGTTTGAGCCCTTCGACGAAAATTGGTATTCCATTTCTACGCTATGGAAGTATTACACTGACTACAAAACGCATGGTTATGTCTATAACGACTGTTATGACACAACACGTCCCCTTTCGTTTACAGAGCATTTCCAAATGTTATACAAAGAGGTTTATGACGTTTTTTTGGGAGAAACCGCTCTAGTTGATGCGATAGTTTCATTCAAGTTGAACGGAAAATACATTCATCGCATATGCAAAAAGTCTTCTGAAGGCACTGTAAATAACGTGCAACTTGATATATCGGATGTCAAGTTTTTGAGTATTGAGTATAAGAGCGACAGAGAAGAAAACCCTATTGTGTTGGAGTTGAATAAGAACGAATATTTGGTGAACAACGAAATCCTATCCAATGGTTTTGTAGCGCGCGCATTGAACTATCAAATTCCGTATAGCAAATACGACCCGAATTATAAGCTGAAAATCATGGACAATGACCTCAGAACGTTTGAGATCGACGCAACACAATATATTGTCCTGAATAAGACTGGATATGCCGTTATGAATAAAGAATAAAAAAACCATATAAAAAGATAAAAGCATTTATAGTACGGGATTGACCAACCCATGGACACATTAAGTAATTCGGCCCCACAACACAATCTGAATGATAAATGGGATCTATATTACCATTTACCACACGACAAAAATTGGGATTTGTCGGGTTATACTATCATAATGAACGCAATAGATACGGCCGAGAAAGTGATTTTGTTGAATGAAACCATTCAGGAGAACGTAGTTAAAAATTGTATGCTTTTTGTTATGCGTAGTGGGATTACTCCAATGTGGGAAGATCCAAAAAACCGTAACGGTGGTTGCTTTTCTTATAAGGTTATTAATAAACAAGTCCATGATGTATGGAAGCATTTGTTTTTTTTATTATGTGGAGAGAGCCTATGTAGCGAGAAAAATATTAATAAGCACGTAAATGGTATTACCATTTCACCCAAGAAGAATTTTTGTATTATAAAGATTTGGTTGGATACGTCTAATTATCAGGATCCGAATATTATAGCGGATGTTCCGTTTTTATCTAAGAACGGATGCCTGTTTAAGAAGCACGAGCCAGAATTTTAATCAGCATTATATGTTAATACATCAGAATTCAAAAATAATAATATAACTAGAAGTTATTACATATAGTTATCTTATAAACGGAATGAGCAAAAAGAAAGTAAGGTTTTCGGATTTCAGAGATGTGCGAATTATACCCAACAATGACTATTTACGAGACAATTATTTAACCAGATACTTATGGTGGACCAACGAAGAAGCTCAACTTATAAGAGCTATTGCTTATCGCGAACTCAATGATTATATGGTCTTCACTAGCACAACTAATCCGAGAAAACTAGCAAAAACTCTTTGGTACGATGTAGACTTTGATGAGGTATATAAAATCATATGGGAGCATAAAATGTACCTAAAAAAATTGAGTTAAAGAAAATAAATGTTTTAAGTATAGCAAAAGCAAAAATGAAGACCATTTCCAAGTACATTACAAGTCTAAACAAAAACGTTAATTTCTTCGTTGGAGAGAACGCGGCCGATAACTTTAACATCATTGACCATTCCATGGACGATGATATTTGGTTTCATGTCCAAGGGTTCTCATCGGGTCACGTCATCGCTGAAACGAATGACATCAAAATGGATAAGAAGCAACTCCGACAGATCATCACCCAGGGTGCAATGATTTGTAAGCAATATTCGAAGTATTCATATATGTCGGACTTGGCGATCATTTATACCCAAGTGAAGAATGTGGAGAAAACGGAGGTATTAGGGTGCGTCAATACAAAAATGGTGAAAGTGCGCATAATATGAGCAGGGAACCAAGGTTCCTCTGCAACCCCTCCTTTGACGTCATAAATCAAAGCATACTTAGATTTAGGGTCGTTCAGGGGTTTTGTCCAATACCACTTCACGCAGTACATTCTTCATGATCTTATCCATATATTTTTCATCTTCTTCTTGACATCTTCCTCCCAAAGCAGCTAATGACAATTGTATATAATCGTCATTTTCTTTCGTATTGATATTCACGCAGTCCGGGTTCGCCTCTTGCCATTTGGATAGCTGGTTCAAATTCATTCTCGCGACACGATTTACCGCGCTTTTCAATTTATTCTTTTCCGGGTTCTCCTTTTCCCATGCATCCTGATCTTTAATATACACGGTTTCGCGTTTGATATCCGTGCAATGGATCGGCCTCTTGTGAACATCGATCTGTTTCAAACCATTCACAATAATACGCGAAATGCCTTCCACATATCCTATCCTGCCTGTCGTCTCAAAGTCCTTCAATTGTAGCTGAAGCGAGTTCACAAATTCACTGATATTCAGAGCGTCCTTACATGTCTCGTTCAAAAACAATTGTAAATTGAATTGATTATTCGTAGTTGTGTTGTTATTCGAATTCGTATTATGAATAACCGACTGGTTCTTTGCTAATTCCAAGATCTGCTTTTGTAGCTCATGGTTTTGCTCCATCAATTTCATAATCATATCATTGGAAACGGACGCCGTTTCTACCTGTTTTGGTTCGGGTTCGGGTTGGCACTTTTTCTTATGCCGCCATAATCCCGATTTGTCCTTATAATTTTGTCCACAATGACTGCACATATGCTTAGGTGCACTCTGCATTAGTTCGTAATATTGTAATTTTAGCAACCAATCGTCAACTTTTTTCTGGTGCTTCATGGTATTTGTATGCTTCGTAAAATCCTTTTTATTACTCGTAGAGTAGTCACACCGTTCGCAATGAAACAAAGGTTTTACATCAATGGGCAGGGGATTTTTTTTGGACATTGTATACCTTATGGCAACCTAAAAATCCCCTAAAGCGGTCCGCGGAAAAAGTTGAAAAATTATGCAGCCAACTTTTGGCGTATTTTTTTGGCATTTACAGCATAATCGAGTGAACGTGTTTTTTTCCGAAATTTTAGGGTCCTACTTTTCCATTTTGGACATTTATAAATGTCCAATTTTCAAAAGTGAGCCCGATTCTTTTCCGGAAAAATTAATAAGACTGAGAATATAAAAATAGGTACATAATTATTTTTATATTACGAAGGAGGGAGCGGCGCCAAGCAAAGTTTGATTTCACCGAGCGAAGCAACGTCGTATTTCACGATAAGCGGCAGATCATTGCCTAAATACATTTCCAAATGACTGCATAGAGGAGTGCACTTAATGAAATGCGATAGCGATTTCAGAGAAAACTCGCCCTGAATAATGACCGACGCGTCGGGCTTTTGAATAAACTCCATATTTCCATCCGATTCCGTACGAAAAATACGTGAACTCGCGAAGTTGCCCTCACATGAAAAGATCAGATCGTTTCCTACCGACTTGATCTCAATACGATCCGAAATACCATTTAGATCGCGAATGATCTTTTGGAAGTCGGCCGTAGGCAGATTAATAACCGTGGAATACTCCACATCCGGAACCACGAGCTCCTCAGTATCCGGCTCGATCAATCGCAACTTCTGACTATAACATTGCTTGATATCGCCGTTATCGTATTGTAACCCCAAATGAGAGACAATACCATCGTGATAATCCGAGTTATCGATATACATAGAAAGAGTATCGTCATTTGACATAGTGGAAATCACCTTGAATAAATGCAGAGTATTCGCGCAAACAATGATCTTATCGGGCTTACATAAATACTGCTCGAATTTATGAGAATGCAAAATGACGTTTACCAAAATCGTATGGGTTTTATCAAAGTTAATGATCTTGAGACCGTCCTTCGTGAAGGTGATAGTGGCATCAGTCAAAATATCCTTTATGGCGGTGATCATGTTGCGAATAGGCTGAATTTGAACCGTTTTTATAGTTAATACATTATTCTCTTCGTTCATATCCAAATATAAAAATATATCGGTAGATATTTTTATATCGTGTTTCGTTTAATATATTATATTGCTGAAAAATTGAATTTTGGACACGGCATTTTGATCGTCAACCAAAACCAAAACCAAAATGTCCATTCGGCAAGAAAATCGAGAACCTCGCGTAAACAAACTCATAGATATAATAAAAACTTATTTGGAAACAAGCCAAAGTTATCATTTTCGTCCAGTAAAAATCGACGGGGTCTATTGTTATCCGATTATACATAGATTGCCTCGTCTTGTAAATATTGAGGCTGTAAATATTTATTGTGAGAAAAAACAACAGTTTGACGAACACGCCCAAGAAAAGTATTCTTTGTATCATACTCCTTACAGAACCATTGAACACGCAGTACAAATTATAGAACAAATTGCGGCGACATATAAGATCTATGGAGGAGATTTATGTTCTCCATCTGTCTATGAAATGTTGAAATTGGAAGAAGCAGTGTTGCCGTACAATGAGGATCAAAAATGTTGCGTGTGTTTTGAAAATACAACAGATACAACGCTTTGTGATCATTACATATGTCTGGTGTGTAGAGACACGTGTATTTTAAAAGAGAAATTGGACTGTCCAATGTGTCGTAAGCAAAACATATTGCGCATTTATAAATCCGAAAACGGCCTTGTAAATAATAACGAGTATTCCGAGTTAAAAGAGGCGTATGATCTTGAGAGGTCGTGTGGAAATATGAATTTTCCACGCGAACCAAGTATTGACGAAATGTCAATTGATGAAGATAATGATGAAGAAATAGAAATTACTTATGTAATCGACCGCATAGGTGATCGCGGTTTGAGAGAGAGCGATCCCAATTATGTAACGTCTATCGGCATATCCGAAACATTTAGCATCTTTGATGAGAACAATGAACTGCATTCTTTTAATTTCGAAGAGATATTGGAAAGCTTACACAGAGACGACGAAGACAATTTTGCTATAAATATGACAACAATGTATGCATAAAAAAATGTGTATGAAATATTTTTTATACACCACATTTAGCAGACCATATAGGTGCATCATTTGCGTCATAAATAGCAAAGTTTCGATTATTTTGCAAAACCAATTTCCAAGGAGCAACGCCATTGTTGATCGTGTTTGTTGCCCATTTCGAGTTGTTGTTTGGATCATATATAACAAAATTTCCATCGGATTGCAAAACGGCAAATGTTGCACCAACATTATAAGTATTCGATGACCAAAATGCCTGATTGTTTGTATCATATCCAACTAAATTTCCATCCGTTTGCATGATTAATACGTATTGTCCGTTTGCACTCTGGATATACGTGTTATAATTTAAAAGCATATTCGGATATAATGTATCTGTTACCGCTTTAGGATAACTAATCGATGTAATTCCTTTAATGCAACATGTATTTCCGCTAACCCATTCCCATCCCGCCCATATGTTTCGTTTCAAATAAATATAGCTGTTTGTTCCTATTCCTAAGATTATTCCTTCTGGTGTTTGGGCCAATCCAAAAACACAGCAATGGCCTATTCCTTGCCAGCCATCATTGAGTTTTGAAGCCTTTAAATATAAATTGTTATCCATTCCTACCGCAACTATTGTATTATTTTTTAACTGAATTATAGACTTTACGCAGCATCTTGGCTCTGGGGCTGGGGTCCAACCGTCAGAAAGTGACCCTTTTGTCCACAACGCCCAATCGTTACCTATGCCAACAATGGTTCCATTGTTCAATTGAGTGACCCAATTAACGCAGCATGTATTATCCCCAGCAAATTGCCAATCGCTCTCTGGGTTGGCCTTTGTGTATAAATATTTGTTCATGCCCACGCCAACTATGGTTCCGTCATTCAATTGTGTTACAGAAAAAACGTCGCCAGGTTGATTTCCCACTTGTCTCCAGTCGCCCCATAAATGATCTTTTAAATATAATCGATTGTCGTATCCAACTCCTAATATTTGGTATACGCTCGGCACCGATTTTGGATCGGGATATCTCATAACGGTCACGCCTATGATACAACATGTACTGTTTTCCGCGTATTGCCAGTTGCTGCTTAATGTCGCTTTTGTGTATATGCGATTATCGTATCCTATTCCTAAAATTAAACCATTTGGATCTTCGGCAATCGCCATAACACAGCATGTATTGGAACCAGCCCAAACCCATTCATCATTGAGATTTTTTTTTGTGAACAAATCACTCCCCATTCCTATTCCAACTATAGTTCCATCTTTGAGTTGTATTGCTCCTTTCACGCAACAATTGCTGCTGGGAACCTGAACCCAATTGCTAGAAACAAATTTTTTTGTATATAATCGATTATCCGTTCCAACACCTAATATGGTGCCGTCGTTCATTTGAGAAACCGAAATAACGCAGCATGGTTGATTTCTAACCAAATACCAAGGCGACGTTAATGAATATTTTGTATACAATTGATTATCCGTTCCTACAGCAAGAAGAGTACCAGTGTTTAGTTGTGTTATAGATTTTACACAACACGTATTATTTGCCACTTGCGCCCATGGCTCAGAAATAAAGGCCCATGCGTTTGCGTTTACTTTTTTAGAATATAACCGATTATCCGTTCCTATCCCCACAATGGTGTATGGTGTGGGTTTTGGAGTGGGAGTTGGAGTTTGTGTTGGGGTGGGGCTTGGCGTGGGAGCGGGTGCGTCTGGACGAGGGGGAGGAGTAGGAGGAGGAGGAGGAGTTGGTATAGGCGGAAGAGTAGGCGCGGGCGTTTGTCCAGGAGCATTTGGGGCGGGGGAATAAGAAACTACAACAGCAGCAACAGCTTGAGCATCAGCAAGTTTGGGAGGAGGAGTATTATTAGCAACGGCCGCGGCTGGAACAGGAGCGTTTACTAAAGATCCGACCACGGGAACCGGAGTTGGCGAAACATAAACAACAGACGGGATTGGAGTAGGTGAAACATAAACGGCCGCAGGAACAGGAGTGTTTGAAACGGCCACAGACGCCGGCGTCGAGAATGCAAGCGGCGTTAAAATGGGCGCTTTGGATGTCGCAAATGAAGGTTGTGTGGTTATAATATTAATAGTATTACTAACGTAAGGAACCGGGGCGTTTATTATTGGAGAAATAGTTGGCGCAGGAGCAATATTTACCGGTGCGAGTGAGGGGCCAGGAGTAATATTCGCCTTTGCGATCGCTGGAGACGCGGTCAATGGAATAATTTTTAGAGAAGGATCTGGAACAATATCTGAATAGGATGAACTATTTAATGAACCTTGTGACATACTATACTAATACTATATTATATAGGGATTTTATTATAACCTTTTGTTGTAATAAACTAAATTTTTGAACATACATTTTCAATATGATTGTCCATTGTCTTTATTATCTCGTCTATATGTTTTTGCTGGAGAGCTAATAAATCAGGATTAACCGAAGATATCTCAATATTATAATATTCGTCGATTATCTTTTGTAATGAAGTTTTAAGATCGTCCTTTGTTTTTGGAGGAGAGAGGTTAGAAAATGACACGTCAGCCAATTTATGATAAATATCAATAAAATAGTTACTTAATTCATGGAGTTGATTTTGTCTTAAAATTGTTATGTTAGAATAATGTTCATATAATAAATCTAATAAATGAATTGAATTGTCGTTTTTGAACGCTTTTGACATCGTTACATTTTGATTGTATATTAGTAAACTAAAATGTTGCATGTCGTTGTTTAACAATATTTTGGCTTTGTCGCCTTCTGCATAATAAAAATCTAAACAATGTCCAGCGGTCTCGTTAAATGACGGAATAAAGTTATTATAAAAGGCAATGTATGGATATCCTGATTTTTCCATTTCATCTCCGATTTCTAGATACACTTTATTTACCTTTCCGTCCTTAACATCGTTTTTAATATCCGATTTTAAGTCTATTTCGTCTATTTTGGCAATTGCAGAGTTTAATGTTGACATAAAGGTTTTGTAGCTATTCGCATGAATGTCGTCAAATAACAAACCAAGTCTAGAATTTGCGGCGTTTATCTCGTTCAAAATTTCATCTTTGTTTGCGGTAATTTTATTAAAATAGTAATTATTACTGGTAGTGGTAATTGAAGGATTGGTAGTGGTAATTGAAGGATTGGTAGTGGTAATTGAAGGATTGGTAGTGGTAATTGAAGGATTGGTAGTGGTAATTG